GTTTTTTTATCCACAATAGGAAGAATCATGAAGATTATTAGTGACAAGCCATTACGAGTGGCTACTTTAAGCGGCGCAGTAGTGTTATTTGAAGCGGGCGTTATACAAGAAATATCCGATGAAATCGGCAATATAGCGATTCAGATGGGTGCTAAAGAACACAATAAAAAATATGTTGAAGAGTCTGAAGCTGTGATAGCGGACTTTGAAGAGGTTATTGAGGCTGCTGTACAACCCTCAAGCGAATTAGTTACAACCCTTGAAAAAATGATGGACGAAGGTGATCCAAAGAATTTTAAAACGGACGGTACGCCCAAAGCAGCAGTTGTTAACAAAGCGATGGGTAAAACAGTCAGCAGTGATGAACGCAGCGCGGCGTGGGAATCAATACTCAACTCATAGGTAAAAAAAATGTCTATAACAGTTCAAAGCGTGATCGATAGAGCGCAAACGGTACTTCAGGATACTACGGGGGTGCGATGGCCGGTCGTAGCAGAGCTGGTGTTGTGGGTCAATGACGCACAACGGGAAGTCGCTTTATTAAAACCCGACGCGAGTGCAACAAACGACACTATTACTCTAGCTACAGGCACTAAACAAGCCATCCCGTCCGGCGGTAACAGGCTGCTTAGGGTAGTGAGAAATATGTCTGCCGCTTCAGGTGGTACGGGCAAACGTTCAGTTAGACTCGTAGCACGAGAGGTTTTAGACGCTCAAACCCCTGATTGGCACGACCCTACTGTTGCAGGCGACGCCGCTCACACGACGATAGTAAAGCATTATATTTATGATGAATCTAACCCGCGTAACTTCTATGTCTACCCCGGAGTAGCCGGTAGTTCGTATTTAGAGATTATTTACTCATCAAACCCGGCGACTGTAGCGCAAAGCGGTAATTTATCTATCCCAGACATCTACGCAAACGCCGTTATGAACTACGTATTGTATATGGCGTATATGAAAGACGCCGAGTACGCAGGGAACGCGCAGCGCGCGAGTTCACACTACCAGCTATTCACTGCGGCTGTGACAGGTAAAGGTCAGATTGATGCAATGACTGACCCTAACTTGGATACAAGGCAACCATTACCACCAATGGGCCGAAGCTAGGAGTAACGCATGGCGATTTCCTATGAAACGCTTGTTCCAGAAATCGCCCCCTATTTATACGGGTGCCCCGATTTTCTGATAATAAATAGCATCAGGTCTTCAGTGATAGAGCTGTGCGAAAAAGCGAGCGTGTACCAAGCAGAATTAGACCCGATAACTACCGTGTCAAAGATCTATGAGTATGATCTTGAAGCACCATCAGGCACTTCTATTCAAAAAATCCTATGGGTCACTCATCAAGGTAAAGATTTAGAGCCAATTACAACCGCCCTATTAGAGCAACGTTTACCCAAATGGCGAGAGACTGCTAACGCCAGCATACCTAGTTTTTTCGTAAAGCAAACATCGACGTTGTTCTGGTTAGCGCCTATGCCTTCAACGACTTCGGTCAGCAGCACTATTATGCGAGCGGTTCTAAAGCCGACGCATGCAAGCACCGCTTGTGATGATGATGTGATGAATGATTATAGGGACGCGATAGTCAACGGAGCTTTGTTTAGGTTACTAAGAATACCCAACAAAGACTGGACAGATGTAAAGGCCGCAGATAGTTACGGAACGATGTTTAACATCGCCGTTATTGAAGCGGAAAGACGTGCACGACAAGCTGATACAGGAGTATCAAGGAAAGTATCTTATGGCGGAATTAGCGGAGCTTGGAGAACAAGACGAAACAAATACGGAAGCGGGATCTGATCCTATATTTGCAGATGTCCAAGTGCACGCGCACTGGGTATTACCTGCAATAGATGAGATCTTAAAAGAGCAACCGCAGCTTACGTTTACAGCACAAGATGTATACGCAGCATGTGAAGAAGGAACAGCAGTACTTTGGGTAGCCGATGAAGGGTTCGTAGTTTCATCCGGCGAGACAGACCCTTTTACTGGCGAAAGAACCTTTTTAGTCTGGTTAGCTTGGGCTAGAAAATTAGGCCAGAACTGTGTAGTAAAACACTATAGTTTTTTTGCAAAAGTGGCAAAAGAAGCAGGGTTTAAAACTATAGAAGTACGAACCCCGATCTCGAAGATAGAGCGCTATCTGCTCTCTGAAGGCTGGGATAAAGACACTGTTATTTATACGAGAGAATTGTAATGGGGAGTAAACCAAAACAACAAGATTACCAAGCCTCGGCTGCGGAAAAAGCCTCCGCATCAGCTGCTATGGCCGAGCACAAATATTTTAAAGAGAAGTATGACCCCTTACTTCAAAAAATGCGCGACAAGTCCCTCACAGAAGACGTGGGTACAACGCTTCGTGGAAGAGCGAATGCTGACACGATGCAAGCTCTATCTAAACCCTCGGCGCAGCGTGCGCTCAAGGGTGATAGTGGCGGCGATTTAGCGCAGGCATACCAAGGGCAGCTGGGTATAGCAAACACGTCAGCTAAAAACATCACAAACAAAATGCAAACGAACGTCTTAGGTACGGCGCGCGGCCAAGCAGCTGACGCGCAAACTGGTATGGCGCAGGCGTCTAATTTAGCTACATCCCAAGCTCTAGCAAGGGCAAAAGCTAATCAACAAGTCGCGCAGGCTAAATACAGCGCAGCAGGACAGATTGCGGGTGCGGCTCTTATGCAGGGCATGCAGAACAAAGCTACGTCAGGTACAAAAACTGAAGATCTAGGACCAGAAATGGGAATGAGGACAACAGAAACAAAGGGTTCTTTCTTCAGCCCGGTTAATGACCAAGGGAAAAATATATCGGGCTTGGGTAACCGCCTTAACTTCTCAAACTTTTTTGGAGGGACTTAATAATGTCGCAAATGCCAACGGGCGGACTTGGTTCATTTAGGATGGATGGCGGCTACAAGGGGCCCTCTGGCCTTTCTACATATTCAAGTTCCGCTAACCCCGACGATATCTACGCAAGTATTACTCGGCAACAGTATTTAGATTATAAGAAAAACTACGGCGGTTTCGAAGATGGGCTAATTGAGGATGCGCAGAACGATACGTCCTTAATAGATCAAGCACGTGAGGACTCTAAAACCGCGTCAGGCCTTGCGGCAGGCGTGGCAAGTCGCAACGCGTCTCGCTATGGCGCAGCTTTAACCCCTGCTCAGCAACAGCAACAGGGAGCCACGTTACAGCGCGTTAATACTCTAGGCTCGGTTCAGTCCGTAAACGATGCACGAATTGCACAACGTGAAGCAAATACTAACAAGATGTCCGATCTAATTAACATCGGGCAAGGCGTTAATCGATCATCTTTGGATCAGTTAGGTTCAGCGGCACAGAACGCTACCCAAAGACAAAATGCTTATACACAGGCTAGAGCAGCATCTAAAGCGCAAACTTACAGCACTATTGGTAGTTTAGGTGCGATGGCAATTATGGCTTTTGCCTTTTAAAGAGAGATTATTATGTCAGCTTTTTTACAAGGTATAGTCGGCGGAGCAAGCTCAGTACAGGCGTTTGGACAGCAGCAATATGCTAATAAAATGGCCAAAATGCAGTTTGATGAGTCAATACGCCAGTATGATCAAAACTACGAGCTAGCTCAGAAAAATTATAATATCGACGTAGCTCAAAATACTCGCGCAGAAAAGGCTGCACCGGGTGAACGTGAAGCTACTAGACTGACTAATGTCAAAGCTCAACAAGATGTAAACAAGGCGGACCTGACCAAACTCTATCAAGACAACGATCGATGGATTGGTAATGCTCAGAATCAAGGATGGTTAGGCATTGACGATTACTCAAGCTTAGACATCGACAACTCTACCAAGTTAATTACGCAAGGCGGTCAAGTAGCTGACTCTTTTATTCTTGATATGGCGCAACGTGATAAAGACTTACCTGAAGGTTTTGTGTTGGACACAGTAGACCGTAGTACGGGCAAAATAATTATTAGCGGAAAGTATAAAGATGGACGTGCGGGCGTTTTAACTGTTGACGGTAAAATCTCAGATGATGCGGAAGTCGTGGGCCTTGAGCCAAGGCAGCTTGCACAACTTATGAGTGACGAATATGTCATGAATATTGCTGGCAATAGTAATATGGGGTCTACCAGCGCCCTTGTACAAATGAATCTCGCGAAAGGTATGGCACAAGCGGATGCTGAAGCTTTAGCTAAACGTCAAAAAAGCTACGCAACGTTGCAGACACAAGTGGTAGGCGAAATTGATAAAGCAGCTGAAGATCCTTCTACCGGCGAAGGCACGAATGTTGGTCTTAAGAGGGCCTTTAGGGGCGCTTTAGCTTCCGCAGAAACCGCAGAAGCTAAACTTAGCATTCTTATAGAACAAGCAACTGCGATGGGTATTGAAATACCTGAAATACTTGTACAACCGGCCGTAGAAGAAAATATTGAAACAGCGCCAGAAGCTCAGCCAGAAGCCCGGCCAGCGCCCACAAATGCTTTTGACTCCTTAGCACAAGCGAGCGATGCGTCAGTACCCCGAGAAACCTTAGAACCCCGAGAAACCTTAGATAAAAAAATAGCCAAAGCAAAAAAAGCTGTTGATATCGCAGGTAGTCCCACTGCAAAACGCTCCGCTAGTGCGCGCCTAAAGCAGCTAGAAGCAGAAAAGGCAAAGTTGCCAAAAGCTGAAGGACTGTCCAGCATCCCCAACCAAAGCGAGGCCGCTCGCGCAGCAGCAACCGCTCTTGAGGAAGGAATATTCTCACAAATAGAAGGTATGGATGCAGAGCAAATCAAAGCATACATTGACAATGGCGGCTTTACCCCAACTCAAGAAGACGGAGAAAAAATAACAACCGTTTTAAAAGAGGCTGGCGTAGAAACTATGGCCGACTTGGATATGTTGCCTACTCAAGCTCAAATTAATACTCGTGTATGGTTGATGATGATTTCGTCAGACATACAAACAAAAGACCGCTTGGGTATAGAGATAGCTAATCTTCAATCTGGTAGTGGCAGAGCAGACGCCAGTTTTGCAGACGTTCAAAAGACACGGATAGACCAGCAAAATGCAGATTCGAAAAGCATC